TGAAGCTGAAAATCTCTACTACTACCAAATGTGGCTCTGGCACTATCAGCAAACTCTAATGAATCTTGTGACTTATCCCATAATACATTATAGTTATCACCAGTGAATGTAACGTCACCATCGTGTGTAGCACCATCATCTGTAACAGTACCAGTAACATTTACTCCAGTAGATTTAGTGGCTAGCTTTTCTGAACCATAATGAGATAACTGAACTTCACCTTCACTTCCATCTAATGTAATATAAGCTGTTGTGCCATTAGACCCATCATCAGAAGAAAGAATTATATCTTTGTCATCAGCAAAATTAACTATATTTAAATTACCAGTTGTGTTATCTAGGTGTGTTTCATTACCACCAGTACCAGAAGATTGATGACGAATTTTAAAGTCACCACTATTTCCAAATGAAGCTCTAACATCATCATCAAATGATAAGTGATTAATAGACTGATCCCATAACAAATTCTTACCAGTACCAGTAAAAGTTACGTCATCATTAAAAGTTGTAGTACCATCTACAGTTAAACCATCAGTAGTAAGACTCCCAGTAATGTCTACTCCACCAGTTTTGGTTGTAAGTTTTGTACTGCCATAATAATTCAACATTACTTCGCCAGTACCCCCATCACATTGAACGTAGGTAGCTAAATCACCTGAACCATCGTCAGTCTGTAATAATATATCTCCATTTTCTTTAGTGTTAGAAAGTTGAAGAAATAGACTTTCAGCCAACACTCTTGAGTACACATGAGTACTCGTTATTTGCATATCCTTGTCAGTACCAAAATATGCTTTAGCACTATCATTAAATATTAAATGACCTTCTGAGCTATCCCAAGTTACATCATAAGCTGAACTATTAGTGCTATCAAAAGTAACGTCACCAGTAAAGGATAAATCGCCAAGTGCATCTTCAAAAACTGCTTTATCAGAAGGAAGAGATATAAATACACTACGAGTTCCACTACTCCAATTTACTCTATTATTACTATTTGTTGATCTATATACATTAGCATCAGAAGCTCTTGCTATTGTATCTGCTGTAGCTTGACCACCAGTATTAAAAGTTCCAACTCCTATTTCGTAATTAGTTCCATCTTCAATTACATAATAAGTTGTATCACCATCTAATAAGTAATCTCTAAAATTTGAAAACCCTGTTGGAGCTGCACCATCAAGAGTGATAGTGCCAGTACCAGTTGTAGTGCTAGTTTGTTTTACTCTATCACCAACTTTTAGTGCCATGTTACTTTAACTCTATAGTAAGATTTGCATCATTAATTCTAAATATATCACCACTTAATATTTGTCTATCTGTAACATCACCAATAAACAAAGCATTTCCAGATGAACTAGCATCCATTAAAACAACATGGGTAATTGTATTAGTGCCAGAGCTAGATGCAGGAAAAGAAACCTCCCCGTTATTTTTTGCAGTTACAGTACCTCCTGCATTAGCTACAACCCAATAAGGTTGAGTGGTATTTTCTCCATTTATTTTTACTCTTGCATAACTTCCAAAGTTAGCCTCTGTAAAAGTTCCTGCTTCTGCATCTGATACTGCTGTAGCTAATGCAAGATATAAACTAGATTTAGGTGAAGTATAAGCTGTTGAAGTAAATACATGTTGTAGTAATTTTAATTCTAAATAATTAGTTGCGGCATTATTAGTTGTGGTCATTTAAAATCTCCTTTAAGTAGCCATTCTTTGTGGTAATCCTTCAGTGTAAGAATCTTTATTTTCTCTAGCTTCTGCTAAATCTTTTAACCTTCCTAAACTTTCAAGAAATCTTTTATCATATAATGATAATAGATCTGGTTCACCTTTCATATATGTATATGCTTCAAATAAAGATCCATATAATATTGCATTGGGTGCATTTTTACTAATCCAAGTTGTAGCTGTATCTAAACTTACGTTTGTATTTTGTTGCTGATTATTTGTAGTTAATCCAAATAATGTAGTATTTGAACTAAATGTTCCTTCTAATGGAATAGTAGTTGTAATTGATGTATTGGATATTGTTTTAACAGTAGCAGTTACAGTTGCCTGTGATAATGTTGCTGCATTAGCAATTGTTTCACCAACAGCATATGAATTACCACCTGATGCAAAACTTATAGTTGTAACACTGTCAGCAAGACTAGTTGGTCTATAGTAATAATGTAATTGACAAACATAATTAGCATCTGGTGTAGGAGCTAATATAAAATTATCTACATCAAATCTTCCATAGTATAAAGGTTTTCCTGTTTCAGTAGAAAGAGGAAAGGCTTCTTGTAAAAAGTTAACATCTTTTTGTAAAAGAAAAGATTTAGTATTATTACTAGTTACAGAAAAACTAAATGATGAAAGATAGTCTGATGGAACTGCTATAAAAGAATCTGAACTTGTTACAGCACTTGTTGCATTTTTTCTAAAATCTTCAAGATTAACATTAACTAAAACTCTTTCCTCTGCACTCTTAATAAAGTTACTTATGTTATTTAAAAATGTAGTTTCTGAATTTTCAGTATAATTTTTAATAGCTTCTATTAATGTTGTTAAAGTAAATGACATATTAAGCCTCCAATGTAACCGGCCCAGCAGAAGCAAATGTTCCACCACCTTTTGTATTCCCAACAGTAGCAGTAGCTGAAACTGTTATAGTATAGTTATTAATATCTACTACAGATGCAATTGCATATCCACTAGCAGATTGCATAATAGAAGATGATATTCCATCAAAGGTATTAACATCTCTAAATCTTACAACTTGAGATACAAGTCTTCCATGAGAATTTTCATTAACAGTAATTGTAGTTGTACCACCACCAGATGAACCAGTTGTAAATGGATCAGGTAATAATAATATTGCAACAGATGGTTCAATCCTATCAATTCTAGGATCTTTAACTGCTTGAGAATCATTTATTTTAATTTGTCCTAAGAAATTTTGTGGTTGATCTTCATCCACTACATCATTGCCTACACGAAGTCCTGTATTACGACCAGCTTTATATTGATAAACTAAATCTCTAAGTTTATATTGAAACCCTGTTCTATCGCATATTCCTAAAGCATATTTATCTGAAACATAAGCCATAATATTTTTAATTACCTAAGTAAAAAGTTTGATGAGGTACAAATCGAGCAGTAGAACTATCAGTATCTTCACCCGCAGCTAACTCAAATTGAAATTCATATTCTTGTTTTAAAGCTGAAACTCTATTTGCAACCTCTGGTCTTTTCATTGCAATATAATAAGCTAAACCTGCAACTAAACAAGTTGCAAATCTTGGTGGAACAAATGATGTTGTATCACCAGATATACCTGAACTCATTCCATCAATACTTACTAATCTATAATATGTTAAAGTATAAGTTCCATTATCAGGAACCGGCCATAAAGTAACATCAACTTTACTGGCTAGTCTTTGGACAAAAATTTGTGTCGGCCGCGCTTGCATATTTTTATTAGTTTGTTGAGAATATGTTGCAACGCTGACACGCTGTACTGCAATATCTTGTTGATTTGTTCCTGTACCTGTCCTAATCGAATGCTCAATGAGGTCAATAGTGTCGGTAGGCATAGTATAAGTTGAAGTACCTTGCGATAGAGCTTGAGTACCTTCTGCAATTGTCCATAAATTAAGTCCACGATTACCCCACTCTAATGTTAATAAGTTAAAACTTCTTCTTATTGTTTTTAAATCATAGCCAGTTCTCATTACTAAACCAGCTCTTTCATATGCTTCTTCAAATAATTCAGGAAGACCGGGTACTACACTCGCCATTATCTAGCTCCTGTTAAATAAGATCCTAAACCACTAAACATAGCTGGTGTAGATGAAAGACCTAATGGATCGCTGTTTAAGCCTCCTGTGGGCAGTCTTGGTATTCTTTGTGGGTACTGACTAGGTAATCCACCTTTACCCATAGGAGGTCTTCCTATGCCACCCATAATAGGCATCATTGGTCTAGGCATCATTGGTTGTTGAACTGGCTGTTGTGTTTGACCACCTTGATATTCACCAAATCTATCTGTAGCCATTTGACTTATTTCATTTATAAATTGATCTAACTTGGCTACACCTTCTTCTTGAACCATTGGAGCAAGACCAGACCTTAAAGGCTGTAACAAAGACATTATGCCACCAGTATTATATTTCATAGGATCATTATACATCATCTAACCAATCTCTCCTTGTCTTTTTAAATAAAACAAATAACCAATCCACATGATTACAAATCCTATTATAGTACATAAAAATATAATTCCAAGAATATTAAGAAATTTTCTACGAGCTTCAGCTTGAGCATACAAAGTTTCTTGTCTTTCCTTTCTTATTTTCGATTGTAATTTTAATAACTCACTCCATGCTTGCGGCCCATGAACCATATTAATCCAACTACGAAGTTCATCTTCCATTGCTTGTGCTTTCTTTTTTGCAGCAAACGCATCCATAGCCTCTTGTTCAACAGAAGAACCATTAAAAAGTTTTTTAAATAAAGGTGGATTTTTAGATAATTTTTCAGCCTGATTAATATCAGATACTGCTCCCATCCACCTGCCGATATCACCATACATAGCTTCCACATCACGACCTGCTTGGAAACCTTTTTTTATTAGGTTAAATGCCGTTGTAGCCGTAACAATAGCTGTGACAGGATCTACCATTCATTAGCCGTTCTTTCTAAACTGACCACCTTTAGTAGCAGCTCCCATGCCTCTAGCAGTTGTAGATTTCATACTACCACCAACCATCTTCTTTTTAACAGAACCACCATATTTCATAAATCCCATTTTATTACGAACTTTAGTTGGTAGTTTTTTTAAACCTTTATTATTTTTAGCAACTGGTTTTAGTTTTCCACCATCACCTTTTTTCATTAAGCCACCACCTTTGATGCCCTTCATGTCCATACCACCTGCTTCCATCATTTCAAGTAATCTTAGTTTTTCTCTTAATGACATTCCTTTAGCAGAGTTACGAACTCTAGGGTCTAGCATTCGTTTACGTCTTTTTATACTTAATGCATCACCCTTTGCTAATTTTTTTATTGGTTTTTTCTTTGTAGGTCTACCTACCTTTGAGCCATATGTACCTTTTCCTTGTGGCATATTGTCATCTCCTTATGATAAAAATATAGTTAATTGATTACTACTACCTGTAAATGCACTTACATAAGCACCATTTTGAGCTAATATCCCATTATCAGGAATATTAAGATGATGTATGCCAGTAGGAAAAGTTTGAGTTAACAAAACTTCTCCACTAGCACTTCCATCTTTTATTGTAAAAGCACCAGCTGCATCTGCAAATATAATTACTTGTCTAATACGAGATCGCTGTGCACCTACAACTGCTGCACTTGTACCCTGTGCCCAGTTAAAAGCTCTTACATCTGATGAAGACATTTAAATCTCCCATCAAGCTGTTAGGTTACGATTTTGTGCATAGATAACTGTAATGCGAACTGTACCAGCATTTGCTGAACCAGCAGTAATATCTACTTCGATTTTAGTATCAGTTCCTATATCTTTCCAATTATTACAGATTGCTGTAGTACCTAAAGGTATTCTTCTAGCAGTAGCACTAACACCTAAGTTATCTACATAAGCATCTGCATCAGCAGATGTACCAATATCAATTTTAACATCACTAGAATTTGAACCAGTAAATACAGTTTCAACATTAATAATAAAATCAAGAATTTGACTGTTTGGTGGAAGGTTAGCTAATAAATTACTTGCACCAGCATTGTGTGCAAATGACGCAGTTTGCGACATTACAACCCAACCTACATTTGATACATCTGAATTATAAGTAGTTCCAGTTGTATCTTTAATTGTTCCAGCTTTTATTGGGCCGGAAAAAGTAGTTGTACCCATAATATTCTCCCTGTCTTGGGTTAAGTCTATTACATAATGTAATAGTCAGTTAAAAAGTTCACTTGAACTTTTATACAATAAAAAAGGGTGACAATCAAGCCACCCTTTAATATTTAATTTATTTATGCTCCCGGTGAGCCGTAAATACCTAACGGATCAGATACACCAAAACTGTACCTTTCTCTCGCTTTATATCTTACGTTACCAGTATCAAAATCGCCATCCATAGATGTTTGCATTGGAGTACGATTAAACATTTTCATGCCATTAGGAACATCTGTAATGATATAAAAACTATCTGCATCTGTTAAGTAATGGTTAACTCTATATCCTTCAGGAATAGTTCCATTAGTTTTAAGTGCATTAATATCATTATCAGCAGTGCCAACTCGTAAGTCTGTCTGCAATAATCTAGTTGCAATAAACATTGAACTCGGTGGAACAATCAACTTTCTTGGACGAGCGGCTATTAATAGTCCTCTCTCATCCACATAACCAGCAATATCAATTACTGCTTGTTCAAGTGATGTTTCATTAAGATCAGCATTTGTGCTAGGTCTATTAGCATTAACTCCACCAGCAACAGTAGGGTGGTTAGCATTAAACAATGTTACACCATCACCTGAATTAAATGATGCGAAACCATTATTTAATATAGCTGCCGCCTTAGTTTGCTTAGTGTATGCCATAGCTCTTGCTAGTGCTTTAGTATATCTTGCAGAAAGAGAATCATAAAGATTATCTTCCATTGCTTCTTCAGTAATACTAAATCCCATTGCAACAGTTTCCATGTTGTAACGAGTGCTGAATGACTCCTGAGCATCGTCATAAGAAATAGCAGAACCTTCTGGCTTTACTGGGGCTGCCCCAAATCCAGATAGTTTTACTTCTTCCTCAAAACTTCTTTCTGAAGTTTCTTCTTCATAAATTTCAGCATGTTCGTTTTCATACTTTTCATACTCAAGTCCAAATAAGGCATTGAGTCCCGGTAATAATTCCTTTAATAAGGAAGCTCTTGATATAGCCATAACTCAATTCTCCTATGCTGCACCGGCTGTTAAGCCAAGCTGAGTATAATTAAATTTACATACAAGAATAGGATAAGAAGTTCCTACTTCATCACCTAAATCACCACCAAGATAATCAATTATCTTAACCGGCCAATATACTTGTACACCTAATGATGAAGCATCTAATGCAACTCTTGAAATACCTAAAGTAGTATTACCGGCAGTCTGAACAAGACCAGCATTCTTACCATAAATATCTCTTGTGTTAGCAAAAGAATCATCAGCTTGAATTGTAAATAATGTATTAGGATCATCTACAACATAAGCCATTGCATCAGTTGCAACAGTATTTGCCGGCCATATTTGACTAAAAGTTAATTGACCAGTGTTTGGATCGGTATAACGACAGCCCATAAAAATACCTAAAACATCAATATTAGATGAGTTATTTCCTGTGGCTGTTTGCTTTGCAACTGTTGTTGCATTAGCATTGTTTACTAAATGGACTACTTCCCCATGAACGATAGCTGTTGATTCACCAGACTTAATAGGGTATTGCCTAAAAACATTGAGAGAACCAGAGTCTAACTTTCCAATAGGTCGCAATCCAAAGGGAGCAGCTGTACTAGACATAATTTTTTTCTCCTTTTAACTGCATTATTAAAATTAAGTAAATAATTATTTATTTACCGAAACTTTTGCGAGTGCTTCGTTCTGGTTTCAAAACTGGCATTCGTGGGTCAGAAGAACGCATATAATTATTATCAACAGATTCCATTTGTCTATTAGTCATCTCATTTTGATAATCTCTACGAGCTTCTGTATTTTCAACGGAGTTCTTACAAAGAAGCAAACCTCCAACTTCAACATTGCCTTTAAACCTTGAATCTAAATCAGGAACAATTTTAAGTTCAGGATGGTCTTCAGCCCTAACCGGCTCCCAACCTTCACGAAATTTTGAAGAAACATTTGTCATATCAGCCTGTCCATAAGAAGAACTTCTGATCCATCTATACTCAACTCCCTCTTGTGCTTTGGGAATTGGTAGAACAGATGGCTTTTGCCATGTTACTTTTCTCTCGTTAGTAGTGCGAGAATTATCCGATCGTGACGTTCTATCAACCATTTGTTTTTTCCTTCTCTTTTAATACTTGTGCGGCGTATTGTTCTGCCGTTAGTCCTAATCTTTTAGCTAGATTTAAAGCTGTCTTAGTCAATTGCACTTTGCGTGATTTACTTGCACTCCTATTAGTGGGGGTAACCACGATACCAGTTTGAGATGTAGTGCTTTTTTCATCTTCAAACTTGTCTGGAAATCTTTTTCGCATATTTTCATTTAGTTGTAAATAGTATTTTTCAGGATCTACTCTTGGATCAATACCACCCATTACTAAATTTTGATGCACACCATAAGCATATCCTGTCATTTCATTATCTTTTTGAAACCATTCGCTGTTAGTATCAAGCCATTCTTTTTCATATTTATTTAAAGGAGCTTGTTGAGCTTTAGGTTGTGCTTGTGGTTGAGCTTGTTGTTGAGCAGGTCTGTACTGAGGTTGACCTACTTGCTCTTTAGTTTTTGGTACTGGTTTATAATCTTTTATTTTTGATTGTTCTATCTGTGCTAAATTTAATTTTTGCTGTGCATCAGTTATTTTATCAGGATCACCAGTTTCATATGCTTCCTTAAATTCTTTTTTTGCAGCTTCAAGCTCTGCATTAGCTCTGCCTGTAGCCTGTTCAAAAAGAACATTTTCTCCTTCAGAAAGAGTTTTCTTTAGCCTTTCATTTTCTTTTTTAATGGTTTCAGCATATTTAATTGCTTCATCACTAAGTCTTTTAGCTTCATCTTTTGCTCTTCTTTCTTCGTGATATTCATATTTTAATTGCTTAATTCTTTTTTGTGCAGAGTCACCATGAGTTTTAATTTCATCATCATCAGGAATTTTAGGTTCAGAACCTTCTGTTCTTTTAGGTCTACCCTTATCATCTGAAGGTGTATCATCTACAATTTCAATTTGCATTGCATCATCAACAGAATTATCTTCTGTTTGATTATTATCAATTTCTAATTGTTCTTCTTTTTTTTCAGCTACTTCACTCATATTCTTGTATAACCTCTCGGATCATCTATTACTGCTTCAACAGTATCATCATTAATTAAACGAAATTCTTTACCCATAACTTTAAATCTTGTTCCAGAATAAGAACGAAAGATAATAAAGTCACCTTCTTTGCAATAAGCACCATCAGGAAATCTTTCTTTATCTTGATAAGCAGATGAACCCATCTTTACTACAAAGCCTATTATAGATGCTATAGATTCCTGACCTCTTAATTCGTCAGGCATATATACACCTTTTTCAGTTTTCTCTTCTATTTCTGGTAAAGCTATTAAAAGTTTATAGCCTTTTGGTTCAGGTAGTTTTGCTTCTACCTTTTCATCAAGTTCTTTTTTTTGTGCAGAATACATATTCTGTTTCTCCTTTTGCAGTGATTTGAGGCATCACAGTTGCCTTGCAAGGATTACCCTTGAAACTAGTCATCAGTAATTTTATTTTCTAAATCTAAAATTTCTCTTTCTATAATTGCGAGAGCTTCTACTTTACCAACACTTCTTTGATATTCATCAAAGTTTTTAGCACCACCTATTGTAAGGTGATCTGCTATTTCGTTCATATATTCTCTTATCTTCTTTTTAATATAATCAAGATTTGGATCAACTACTTGACTCATTTTTTATAATTTCCTTTCCAAGTTCAATTCCAATTTTAGTACCTTCTCTTAAATCTTCTCTGTCATTTTCTTCTAGTTGAGTAGCTACCTTAACTCCTATCTTAGCATTTTCAATATTCTCTTTAACTTTTAACTCATCAGCTTCTAAGCTAAGTTTAGCTTTATCAATTTGAATTTTATGATCGAGTTCTTTTTCTTTTATAGTTAGTTCTCTTTGTTGTATTTGAGTTAAAGGATCTTCTTGTTGTTTCATTGCTTCTTCTTGTGCAACTTCAGCCTGATCTTTTTTAAGAAGTTTTTCAGCTGCTTTTGCTGCCAACCTTGAAAGCTCTTCTTCAACATCATCAGGCAAGGGTTTATCTTCATCTGGTAAAGCTACTCCTAGTTGTTTTTCTATTTCTCTTCTATATTGAAATGCAACATGTTCAGTAATATGTGCTGCCATTGCTGACTGTATAGAAGATGCAAATGGTGACTGTCCAACAATCTGTTGAAGTTTTGGATCTTCCATTGCAGATATGTGTACTGTTATATGAGCTTCATGATCTTGATATTTAAATGCTTGTACTGGCTCTTGTTTCAACATCATCATATTTTCTGTAACAGGATCATGTGGCTTTATATCATCTGGTAATTTAACAATATCATTTGCATCTTTAATACCTAATACTTCAAGCATTTGTCTGTGCAATTTACCCATATCATATAACTGTGGTGCACCTTGAGCTAATTGAATAGCTGTTTGATATTGCATTACTCTTTGTGCCATAGTAGATGCATTTGGATCACTTACTGGTATTACATCAATTCTAGAATCAAAATCCTGTGTTCTTGAAAAGTTGCCTTCCATTTCATATGCATACTCTTCTGGCATAAAATCTCTTATTATGTTTGAAAGTATTTTTAATTCTTTTTTTAATGATGCATGTAATCTTGCTTGAACTCCTGACATTACTTTCATTGATCTTTCCATCAATGCTAATGTTGTTCCTACTGGTGCTTGTGGATTCATATCACCAACTTGAAGATCTGCAACAGAACCTATTCTTCTGCCTTCTTCTACAATATTTCCAAGCAATTGATATAAAACAGAAGATGGTTCTTTATAAGGAATAAATGTTATACTATCTCTTATAGCACCACCGGGTACATCCACATCTCTGAACTCTCCCGGCATTAATGGTGTATCATCACCTTTTATTCTAAGACCTCTAGCTTTTAAACCTGCTGGTAGATTTGATAATGTACCTGCATCTATTAGCTGTCTTAATACTGATGTTGCAGATTTAGCTAGTCCACCAATAATATGAATGAGTCCTGTACCATAAAAGCCTAAACCCGGTAGATATCTGTAATGAACAAAGTGTTGACGTTTCATTTTCTTAGGATCTGATTCAATCCAGTTTCTTCTTATTGCTAAAATATTTTGTGATGATTTATCTACTGTAATAACATAAGGTCTAGCTATGCCATCAGGATCATTAAATGGTTCAGGTAAATCTAAATCAGCATGTATTTCTAATAATGTATGTCTGTCATCATCTTCAATTGTTGCACTTTCTCCATCAAGCTCATCATACTTTTCCTGTATATCAGAGAAGTCAGGCTCTGGATCTGGCAAATCAATATCTCTATAAAATTTATTAACTTGAAGTTGAACTATTTCATTTGAATCTTTTTTCATTACATGGGTGTATCTACTTGCTGTCATTAGATCAGCTGCACCATAAGAAACAACAAAGTCCTCTGCTGGAACAAACATAGCACATGGTCTTTCCATAATAGGATCATAGTAAACTTTTTTAAATGCAGATCCAGCTAAAGGAAGTTTAAATAGCAATTGTTCTGTTTCATCTCTGTATTCTGTCATTTCTTCTGTAAGAAGATAATTCATTTCATCTTCTACTCTAGAAGCCTGTTCTGCTTTTTCAGAAGACATCTTTCCAACAATCTTGGTTCTTACTGGGCCAGATGGTGGGAATAACTCTGCCATAGCATGAGCTTGAAATCTTATAACTGCTTCAGTCATCATTGGGTGAAATACACCTGATGCACCAGCCCAAGGTTGGGTACGTTCTTCTATCTTTAATCCAAGTAAATCTAAACCTTTAACATAAGCTCTTGCCCAATCACTTCTAGATTGCCTATCACTATTAAAATCATTAACAAGATCTTGACCTAGTTTATCTAGTTCACCCTCTTCTAAGAACTCTGCAACATTTTCATTATGATCTCTTATTTCTTCACCTTCTTGTTCGCCCTGACCAAAATCAATAATCATACCTTCTTCTTCAGTTGATATTGAAACAGCTTCTGGATTTAAAACTTCAACTTCAACTTCAGTATTATTTTTTTCAATATTTAGTGAATTAGGATTTATTTGTTTTTCAATAGCCATTTAATATCCTTATTTTAATTTTTCTAATATTCTATCTATTTTTTCTTCAAGTCTATTAATCGCATGTGTAACATCATCACGCTTTGCATAATCTTCTCTTGTTTTATTTAAAAGAATATCAATTCTTTTAATTTCTTTAACTTGTTGAGATACAAACCAACCACCACCCATAACAAAAAGAGCTATTAATCCATCAATTATATGCACTAAATCCAACGTCATTCTTTCATTAATAATAATCTACAGGTCTTCTATACATCATTTGATCTTCTTCGTCATCTAAATTTGATCGTATCCAACCACCTTGTCTGAACCTTAACAGAGCTTGGGTTGTTGAGTCAACTAAATCATCATGGTCACCTGAAGGAAATGCTGCACATTCTTCTACAACTTCTTCAGCCCATCTTGTATTGGGTGACCAGATCACACCACTGGCAAATAAATCTGTTATTGCATTCACCCTTGCTATTTTGTCTTGACCTCTGGAGGGAGTAAATTCCGTTACAGGAATGCCCATAGCTCTCAACTCAAATATCAAAGGAGAACCTGCAGCTTTCGCTTCAACAATCATCTGATCCGGCTCCCATTCCCAGTAAGCCTCATGCGCTGCTTTTTTTAGCTCTGGAAACTCTAGTTTAGCTTTAAATGAATGTAGTAAAATTAAATTAGCTCTATCTCTACCAGTATCATCTGGATGATAGAATACACCCCAAGTGGTGCATGCACTATAGTCTGCTCTCTGTGTTTTAAGAAATGCAGTATCCCAAGATTGTATAATTGCTTCGCATGGTGGTGGCTCTTCCTGTTTCCATTCTTGCCACCATTCTCTTTTAATTAATGCACCTTCTTCTGAAGTTGGATCTTGTTGGTACTGTGCAGACCATTTAGATACAGGAAGTTCTGCTTTTAATGATTTTAATTCTTCTATACTCCAGAACTCCGGCCATAGTGCATTGCCTGAATCAAGTATTGCTGGAAGTTCTATTAGTTTCCATTCTGCACTTCCATCTCTTTGAATTGAATTTTTTAAAATTTGCCCAGTTAAATCTCTCTTACTCCACCTAGTCATAACGATAATAATAGCACCACCCGGTTGCAATCTTTGTCTTGGGCCGGAGGTGTACCATTCATAAACCTTATCAAATACTTCAGGATTGTATGCACCAGTGGCTGCATCCTGTTCTGAATGTGGATCATCAATAATTAAAATATCTGCACCCTTACCAGTTACTGCACCACCTACCCCTATAGCAAAGTAATCACCACGCTTATTTGTATTCCAACGACCAGCAGCCTTTGAGTCTGATGATAGGTTTACACCAGAGAATACTTTTTGAAAGTCTTCATTCTGTATTAAGTTTCTCACTTTTCTACCAAATCCAACAGCTAGTTCGGCAGTATGTGCAGTTTGGATAACTTTCTTTTCAGGATACATTCCAAGAAACCAAGCTGGAAACAGATAACTGGCAAACTCTGACTTGGTATGTCTAGGTGGCATATTGATTATAAGTCTTTTTAATTCACCTTTCGCAACTTGTTCAAAAGCATCAGCCATAACCTTATGATGCTTACCACCAATAAACCCCGGCCACATCATCCGTACAAAGGGCAAGAAATGCTCTTTAGCCTTTTCCCTATCCTTTGCGTCTTCGAGAGCATAAAGCAGGTCTAGGATCTCTTTCTGCTTGTTTACAGGCAGAGAACTAACTTTATCTTTTATGTCTGATAGTTGTAATTGAATGATACTTACCTATAATTAAAAATTACATTAACTTTTGTCTTATTTTTTCTACACCTTTTTTACTTAGTTTACCAAACTGAGTAAACATTCCAGCACCTCCAGCACCCATTCTAGGAGACATATTTTTCTTCATGTTTGTAATTTTTCCACCAAGAGCTTTATCTATTTTTTTAATTTTATTTACTGCTGACTTTACTTTTGATTTAATTTTAGGCTGTAAGTTTAATGCATCTATGGTAGATACTTCAAGAGCAATTGCTGATGCTAAAGGAACACCTATTATTGCTGCTGCATCTCTAGCTTGTTTCATTCCACTTATTTTTCTATCGCCAAGTTTTTCATAAAAAAGCCCTACTGTCTTTTTGTTTTTTTTCTTTGGGGTAAATTTTTTAGAGCCTACCTTATTTATTTTTTTATTTGTGGTCTGTGGCATTTTATTTCCTTTCAGATTCTATTAACTGCATAGTTATATATAATAGTTATATATAATAGTTATATATAACTAGTTATATTATATAAATAAAAAAACATAGTTATATATAACTAGTATAACATTATTTGTTTTTTTGTTAAAGCTGCATCTAATTTTTTTAGAGATAATTGTTTGTGTGGAATAGCATGTATATCATCTGCATATGGTGTGCGTATGTTGGGGGGTGGGGTGTAGGTGGGGTTCTGCAATCGGTGTCAAGTGTTGGCAAAAATTTTCGCGAAATTTTGACATAGAACTCTGACTTATAAGAATAAGAGAACGGAAGGAAATTTTTGCTAAACACCTTTTTTTATTTCATTAAATCTGCAAGTTTTCGTTTTAATTCTGTTTCAATATCTGTGCTTGTTCTATCTTCTGTAGTTTGTTCTATCTTATCTGTAAACATACCAATGCTTTTACCTATCCATGAAAGTGCTGATACTTTACTTGCTGAAGTATCACCTTCTAAAGCGATCTTTTGTAGCTGAGATAATACAAAGGTTTTCTTTTTCTCCTCTTCATGCAATTCTGATACCTTCATTTCATTAATTAATACATCAATCCTTGACGTTACCTTGACATTATTCATTAATCTTGATGCTGATTGCCATATTGATTTTTCTTGGGTCGTTTCCTTGACGTTATAGCTTTGCCTATAAGCATCTGATAAGGTTTCCCCATTAGCTACCAACTTACAGAATTTTTCTTGTTTTGGTGTCAGTAAATCTTCCTTTTTTATTAATCTTAAATTTGTCATTTTGTCCTATTTAAAAAAGTTCATTTGAACTTTTATAACAATTTAGTTCAATAAATAAAAGGTAAAAAAAAACTAGGTATCCAGACTTGAAAAGGGTGTTTAATTAATATATATAATATAAAAGAATATAAAGGGATATAAAGGGATAAATTGGCATGGTAATTGCATAATATAGGTGTAAGACAAAAAATTGACAATGAGGTGATAAAACGAATGGTAAATGAAAGATAGGGTAGCTTAAAAGGTCTGAAAAGATCAATAGCTAGACTAGGGGAAATGTTTGATAGAGTTATGTCAACTAGTCTAATATCAGTAATGCCTATAGAGTAAAATCTATAAACTGACCATTGCAATGTAAAGATTTCCTAAGGTGAAAATGTCCAACTTCGATCGACTCAAGTAACTGACGCAAATAATTTTTAACTATCAATAATGATGCACTTAGTACAAGTCTAGCAAACTTGTAAAGTGTAGGAAAAAGTTCATTTGAACTTTTTCATTTAAGCTAGTCGTTAGGATTGATATCCTAGCTATGAAAAGGTATCTCGAAACTAGCTTTTCATATTTAATTTTAATTAGTCAACTAAATGAGGTGAACAAATGACTAAAAATATATTTAACTTTGAAACTGAAACAATCACAACCTTAACATCTTTAGAAGGTGTTATTAATACAAATAAATCTATTTCTTCTGATGCCGTTGCAATGGTAAAGAATGCAAAATTAGATCAATATTCAATTATGATACATACTGTATATGGTGAAATATTAAACAATTCTAACAGTAAACTCACTAAAACTACTAAAGGTAAAATTGAAAAAGTTTTAAAAGATGACGTTGGAATGAAAGACGCAACCATCAAAAGATTGTTGGAAAATTCTGTAAACTTATGTCGCAAATCTAAATCTAAAAATGAAAAACTTTTAACAATTCCTACTCAAGCGACAGTAGAATTGATAAAAAATATTCTAGATGGAACTGAAACTGATGAAACTATTGTTAATGTTGATCTATCAAGTGAAAGTAAGATTGCAAGTTTTGGAAATCCTGACAATTCTTGCCCACTAGAAAAAATTGTTCAATCAGTTGTTGGCAAGTGGTCTTATAAAACTGACAATGACAAAAATTCTTCAACTTATGGTGAAAAAATTAAAAGTAAGTTTGTTGAAAAATTATCTGATGATGATCTTGACACCTTTAAATCAATACTTGCTCAATATGATGCAATGAGAATTGAACAAAGCACTAGAGATGCTAAAAATGTAAATGACATTGTTAAAAAAGGTGATGAAGTAAAAGAAGAAGAAATCACTAAAACTGATGGCATTAATACAATGATGAATAGTATTTAATGAATAAACTTAAAAAGATAACTGAAAATTCACACCTATTCAATAAAATGGGTGTGAATAGAGGTGAAAAAATTATAAATGCTAAAATTTATAATTCTTTAGTGCATAGGTATAACAAGGCTAAAACCTATGATGATAAGATAAATATACATTATATATTTAAAAATTTTATTAAGAAAGTTAAGAGGTAAACAAATGAGAAACTATAAAAATAATTTATTTACGCAAAAGCACTATGAATTTTTTGCAAAAATGATTGGTAGTGATGAAATTCAATTAAGTTCAATAGAACTTTTTTTGGATATACTTAAAAAAGACAATCCAAAATTTAATCGCACTAGGTTTTATAGTGCAATGAATAAAGAACGTCATAACAATATGAAAAGTTTTGATTTATCTGACGAATATAAAACAAACTTTTTTCTTGGAAAAGCATAGGTGTTAAAAAAGTTCAAGTGAACTTTTTACAGTTATGAAAAATAAAAAAGAGATAGCAAGTTTATTATCTGAATATCAAGA